AAGCAATGAGAGATGCTGGAATGAAACCAGTTAAGTCAGTAGAAGAAACTATGGACATTATAAAGAAATATGAAAGCAAAGCAACAGATGGTTTGAGCGATTATGTGAATTACAGCCAATATGCGAACTATGAAAATCAGTTCATGAGAAATGCAAATCAATACACAAAGAAAGGGTATGAGAAAGGCAAAAAAGAAATACTAAAACAAATCAGCACAAACCCTGGAAACATAAAGAGTTATACCGAAACGAAAGTAAAAGAATATCAAACAAAACTAGACCGAATAGATAAGTCAATGAAAAAGCCAGGCATAACCGAAGCTGAATACCAAAAAAAATATAAACAACAACACGAACTATTCGGTAGATTAAATGCAATAAGGAATGTTAATCACACAATAAAATAATAAGTAGGAGAAATTATGGGTGGAAGAGGTAGTGCCTATATAAGGCAACAAACAAGTGAAGAGGGATTAGACAAAAGAGCTAGAGAAATACATAAGCTCCTAGATGAGATGGGAGCACCAGCCAAAAAGTCAATAGCAGAAACAGTTGAGATATTGAGAAAGAGAGACCGAGATAGTGGCTTGGTATTCAACAAGAATCCAGACCCTGACAAGATGGACTCAACCAAGGTTTATAGAGAGATAGACCGAGTAGTGGGAAGATTGGAAAAGAAATACACAAACAGCGATTTCGACAAATTCAAGAGAAACTATAACGAAGCTCGAAGCAAGTATAGTAAAGGCGACATAAATGGAGCAACCAAACAGCTGTCAAAAGTTCCATACGATTATATCAGATACAGAGCACTGGATGAATCAATGTATGGAGACCCAACCAATGCAAAGAAAAAGAATTTTTATAAAGCATTCCATTAAAAAAAGACCTATGGCACTAGAGCACGAAGCTCGCACATAAGTCTATAAGGTTTAGGAGCAGATTGAGCACGAAGCTCTTTCTCCTAAACCATTTTTAGTATAGCAAATAAAAAAATAAAAGTCAATAGGGAGTGCCACCAGGGGCGGTCAAATCTCTACAGGTTTTACTTTGAAGAGCGGGCGGGCAGTCGCATAAAAAAAGTCGCAAAATCAAAAATCAAAAAAAATAAAATCAAAAAAATAGCAAAAATTCGCCAAAATACTAGAAATAGGCGATTTTTTTAATTAAAAAATAAAAATAATTAAATTTTTTATAAAAAATAAAATCAAAAATAAATCAAAATAAAATCAAAAAATAAATAAAAAGTGAGGAAAAATAAAATGCCAAGTGGTGGATATAGACCAGGAGCTGGAAGACCAAGAAAACCAGTAAGTGAAAAAATATTAGATGGAAATCCAGGTAAAAGACCAATTGAAATTTTAGAATTCGATGAAGGCGAAGAACTTCCAAAAGACCCACCAAGTTGGTTGTCGAAAACAGGAAAGCAAGTTTATAAAACAATCGTAGAATGGTTGGAAAAGATTGGATGCACGAAAGGAATTCTTCCATACAATGTTGAAGAATATGCACACTGCAAATCGAGATGGTTAGAAGCTGAAGAAGCCTTAAACACACACGGGTTATTAGTAAAAGATAAAAACGGAAAGCCAACACCAAATCCTTATTTGCAATTCTCACAACAATATTTGAAAATGACAAACGATGTGTGGTCAAAAATATATCAAGTAGTGAGAGAAACAAAACTTTCAGAATTAGATGACAACTCTCCAAACGATGATGTGATGGAGAGCCTACTAGGGGGAAAACGATGATAAGAGTTATAGAATTATTTTCTGGCATCGGTTCGCAAACCCAAGCATTAAAGAACATAGGAATAGAGCACGAAGTAATTGCTGTGTCAGACAACGATGAACAGGCAGACAAGTCATATAGAATATTGCACAATCCAAATGTAAACAACCTAGGCGACATAACAAAGATAGAAAGTTTGCCAAGTGCTGACCTGTGGACTTATTCGTTCCCATGCCAGGACATTTCCATCGCTGGACTAAAAAAAGGATTAGAGCAAGGTAGTGGAACAAGGTCAGGGTTATTATGGGAAGTTGAGCGATTGCTACTAAAAGCACGGGAGCAAGGAACATTGCCTAAATACCTATTGCTAGAAAATGTTAAAAATTTAATAGGAACAAAATTCAAGGATAGCTACGACAAATGGCTATCCTTTTTGAATGAACTTGGATACACCACATACACCAAAGTGCTGAATGCCAAGGACTACGGAATACCACAGAACAGGGAAAGGGTGTTCGGAGTTTCAATACTAGGAGACCACGAACCCTATGTGTTCCCAGAAAAGCAAGAACTGAAAATAAGGTTAAAAGATATGCTAGAAGAGAATGTTGATGAGAAATACTATTTGAAAGCATCAACGATAATCAGCATACTAAAAACAACATTCAACCAAAGGAAAGGTTTGCTACACGGAGAACAGGACATCTGTGCAACCTTGCTAGCAAGGGATTTCCACGAACCAAAGCTCATAGCAGTTGGTAAGTTAGAGGGTGGAGTTTGGGATAAACGATATAACCAGATAAGACAGGTGTTCGACCCAGATGGCATAAGCCCAACAATAATGGCTGGTGGAGGTGGTGGAACAGAAACAAAGATTATTGCTATAAAGGGAAGAGCTGAAAAGCCAAACAAATTGATTTGTCGTGGTTATAAGAAATTCACAGATAAGCACGGATACATTCCAGAACTATTCAATCCTTATCTTAGCAAAGAGATTGGAGACATTGCGCCAACACAAACAACGAATTGTGGACTGGACACAGCAAGCGCATCGGTATTAAAAGCAGAGGTGCATCAGACAGATGATTATTTGCGAATAAGGAAACTAACACCAACCGAATGTTGGAGATTGATGGGCTGGAAAGATGACCAAATAAACAAGATAAAAGCAAACAAGATAAGCAATACACAAATGTACAAGCAAGCAGGAAATGGCATTGTAGTCAATGTCCTAGAAGAAATTTTCAAAAAATTATTCAAAAACGATACAAAATAGAAAAGAGTGTGATATAATAGAATTATCCATAAAGAGTGTGCGAGGGACAGCCCCTATGACCACACAGCAACCTGCAATAGTAAGGTGCTAAAGGCTGACCGATGGCGAATCCTATATTCTATTATTATATCAGCCCATCGGTAGCGATGGGTTTTTCTATGTGCTTTTTATGGAAAAAATAAAGGAATAGGAGAAATTATGAAAAAAGTAATTACAAGTGAGTCCGTAAACATCGGACACCCAGACAAGACTTGCGATACAATCGCAGATGCATTTTTAGATGAGGCCTTAAAACAAGACCCAAATAGTCAAATGGCAGTTGAGTGTGCCATAAAGAATGATAAGTTGTTTATTTATGGGGAAGCAACAACCAAAGCAAACATTGACTATGACAAAATAGCAAGAGATGTATTAAAGGACATTGGCTATAAAAACGAATTCACAATTATAAAAGAGTTAAGTGAACAAAGCCCAGATATAAACCAAGCAGTGGTAAAAGAGAAGCTTTGTGCAAACGACCAAGGTATGGTCTATGGCTATGCAACAAATGAAACCAAAGAATTTATGCCATTGCCAATCGTGGTGGCACACAAACTAATGAAAAAATATGATGAGTTTAGAAGAACAACCGACAACTATTTCGCAGATGCAAAGAGCCAAGTGTCAGTTGTTTACGAAGACAAAAAGCCATTAGAGTTCGGCACAATCATTGTGAGCGTATCGCACAGTGATAAACTAACCAAAGAAGAGATAAGAGATACAATCGCTGAAAAGGTTATTGCACCAGTGTTGGCAGAGTATGCTTACTTAATCGGAGCAACAACACAGCCGATCGTGAACCCAAGTGGTAAATTCACAGTGTGGGGAAGCTTTGGCGATAGTGGTTGTGTTGGCAGAAAAATCGTAGTTGACACCTATGGTGGAGTTGGTCGAGTAGGTGGCGGATGCTTCAGTTCCAAGAATGCAACCAAAGTTGATAGGTCAGCAGCCTACTACGCGAGATATGTGGCAAAGAACATTATTGCACACGACCTTGCTGATGAGTGCGAAATTCAAGTTGCTTATGCAATCGGACTAGAAGACCCAGTGTCAATCTGCATTGATTGCTTTGGAACAAACAAAAAACCATTAAACGAAATCGCAAAGTATGTTGATGACAATTTCGATTTCAAACCAGATAACATAATCAAGGAACTAGGACTATTAGAACCAATATTCAAGCAAACAGCGTGCTATGGACATTTCGGTAGACCAAATCTTCCTTGGGAACAAATAAAAGTTTAGAAAGAAAGGAGCTCAAACGAGTTCCTTTTTTCTATGCAAAGGGAGACAAAATGCAAATAGAAAGAGTAAGAGTAGAAAAACTAAAACCAGCCGACTACAATCCAAGAAAGAAGCTCAAACCAGGAGACAAGGAGTTTGAGAAATTAAAGAAAAGCATTGAAGAATTCGGCTATGTTGAGCCAATCATATTAAACAAGCGAACAGACACCGTTGTTGGTGGACACCAAAGATTAGAGGTAATGAAACACCTAGGATACGAAGAAGTTGATTGTGTAATAGTTGACCTGGACATTCAGAAAGAGAAAGCATTAAATATCGCCTTAAACAAAATTAGTGGCGAATGGGATAACGACTTGTTAACTGAACTATTAAAAGAATTAGACCAAGATGGAATGGCTACCTTAACAGGCTTTGAAACAGCAGAACTAGATGAACTATTCGCAGGAACGGAATACAATGTGAGCGAAGACAATTTCGATGTCGATGAAGCAATAGAAGAAATAGCAAATAAGCCATACACACAAAATGGCGATATTTGGTATCTTAAAAATCATAAGTTATTGTGTGGAGATTCGACAAAACTAGAAGATGTCGAAAAACTATTTGACAAAGATGAGCAAGCAAGTTTGATAGTAACAGACCCACCATACAATATCGACTATGGTAACAGTGAACAAGACAGAGCCAAAGCTCGTGGGAAAACAATTGAGAATAGGAGCATATTAAACGATAATATGGATGATGAGTCGTTCTATAAGTTCCTTTTCAAATTCTATGAAACAGCATACGCAATCACAAAAGGTGGTGGCGTGATTTATGTATTCCATAGCACCAAGGAATCAGTAAATTTTATTGAGGCCATGAAAGATGCTGGATATAAGGTTTCACAAACACTGGTTTGGGCAAAAGACCACTTCACATTGGGTAGAAATGACTATCAATGGCAACACGAACCAATTCTGTATGGTTGGAAAGTAGAAGATGGGAAACCACATTATTTCATACACGATAGGACATTGTCGACAATAATAGACACAACCAAAGATATCGACAAAATGAAGAAAGAAGAACTTGTCGAAATGCTCAAAGCAATATTGGAAAACTATCCAAGTGACATAATCCAGGATAACAAACCATTGAGAAATGCAGAACATCCAACGATGAAACCAATAACATTATGTGGAAAGTTAATCAGAAACAGCAGTAGAGAGCGTGAAATTATTTTCGATGCATTTGCAGGTAGTGGTTCGACAATGATGGCTTGCGAACAACTTAATAGAAAATCATACAATACGGAATTGAGCGAGAACTATTGTGATGTCATTGTAAAGAGATTTGTAAAGGCATTTGGCAACGATGAAATATACCTTGAAAGAGATGGAAAAATCATTGAATTTAAGGATACAAAATTGTTTGAAAAATAGTGGTTTTATTTCGGTTTTGTGCTGGACTTGCAAGGGGCTTTGCGGTATGTTTGTGTTAACCATAAAGGAGGAAAAATTATGGAAAAAACACTAATAATTTTAGACCTAGATGGACACGAAAAATTCCTAATTGTCAAAAACGATTTAATTGACAAGGTAAGGAAATCAATCAAAGTGTTAATCGATGGCTACAACAAAGAAGCCCCACCAATGAAAATGATGTCATTTGTACTTAATGCACTACTATCAATTTATAAACCAGATGAGTTATCAGAAATAAGAGTGGGCATTATGATAAAGGAGATGTCGAGAATATGATAACAAAACAGAAATTGGCAATCGACTTCACTGGACCAAATGGAAATACACATTTTCTATTAGCACTAGTGAGCGACATACTACGAAAGCAACATCGCCCAACGGACTTTAACAATATGCGAGACAAGGTGTTCGCAAGCAAGTCCTATGCCGAAGCTTTATATCACATCAATGAGCTAGTGGAACTCAAAGACACATCAAAACGACTAGACCTAAAAACCTTAATAAAATTGGGAAAAGAGAGCTACGAAGAGAGGTGCAAAGATGAATATTAAGCAAGCAGAAAAGAGAACCAAACAATTCTTGGAAACTTTAATGAATCTATTTATTAGATGGATGGATGAGTGCGAATACGAAGACATCAATGATTATTATAAAGTAATAAAGAAAGTCGAACCCAGAGCAATCGAAATGACCGAAGACCCATTTGGAGTTAAGATAAACGACAATGGAAAGATAAGACACATAGTGGTAGAAATTCAAGATGATAATATCATTATTGGAGAGAGAGGTTAGTATGTCAAATTTATACATAACGAAAAAAGTAAAACGAGAGATGAGAATGGATAAAGACTTCGCAGAAGAAATAGCTCAATGCTTAATAAGATTCGGCAATAGAGATTGGGGAGATAGCGAAGAACACGACAAAAAAGCAAACGATGAAGCAATGAAAACAAAAGAAAGAGTGGTTGCAGTTTATAAAACAACAAAAGGCAAGGTTCAAATGATTTATGAAAACAACCACACAACAATAACGATAATGTTTACAAACGAATATTAGAAAGGAAGAACAAAACACTTCCTTTTTTTTCATCAAATAAGGAGTTGAGAAGTGAACGAGATTGAAAAGAAAGGTCAAGCCCTGGCAGATAGAGCGGTCGCCTTTATCAACTCCCTAAAACATACCAAGGGAGTGTGGTATGGCAAGAACTTTGAACTATTACCTTGGCAAGATAAAATAGTGAGAGACATATTTGGAACAATAAAGCCAAACGGATATCGACAATACAACACAGCCTATGTTGAAATCCCCAAGAAACAAGGGAAAAGTGAATTGGCAGCAGCCATAGCATTATACCTAACTTGTGGAGATGGCGAATACGGGGCAGAGGTCTATGGTTGTGCTGCCGATAGACAACAAGCATCAATCGTATTTGATGTTGCAGTTGAAATGATAAATCAATGCCCAGCATTAAAAAAAAGATGCAAAATATTAGCGAGCCAAAAGAGAATTGTATATTTACCACTAAAATCATTTTACCAGGTGCTATCAGCAGAATCATACACCAAGCACGGACTAAATGTGCACGGGGTTATTTTTGATGAGTTACACGCACAACCAAATAGAGCATTATACGATGTTATGTTGACAGGTTCTGGTGATGCGAGAAAGCAACCCTTGTATTTCCTAATCACAACAGCAGGAACGGATAGAAACAGCATTTGTTGGGAAGTCCACCAAAAAGCTGAAGATGTTATAAAGGGAAAGAAAAACGACCCAACATTTTATCCAGTGATATACGGAATTAAAGATGATGATGACTGGACTGATGAAAAGAATTGGTACAAGGCAAATCCTAGTTTGGACATAACAGTGGACATAGAAAAGATTAGGGCTGCCTTTAACAATGCAAAAGAGAACCCAGCAGAAGAAAACTTGTTTCGACAATTAAGGTTGAATCAATGGGTTAAACAATCGGTAAGATGGATGCCAATGGATAAATGGAACTTGTGTTCGTTCCCAGTAGATAAGGAAAGGCTGAAAGGTCGGCTTTGTTATGGTGGACTAGACCTATCAAGTACCACAGATATAACAGCGTTCGTGTTAGTATTCCCACCAGAAGATGAAGACGGAAAATACGAAGTGTTGCCTTTTTTCTGGTTGCCAGAAGAAACTTTGGAATTGAGAGTAAGAAGAGACCATGTGCCATACGACACCTGGAAAGCCAAAGGTTTAATAATGACAACCGAGGGAAATGTGGTGCACTATGGATTTATTGAAAAATTTATAGAAGAGCTCGGAACACAATATAACATAAAAGAAATAGCATACGACCGATGGGGAGCAGTACAAATGGTGCAAAACCTAGAGGGAATGGGTTTCACAATTGTGCCATTCGGACAAGGTTATAAAGACATGAGCCCACCATCAAAGGAACTAATGAAGCTTGTGCTAGAAAAGAAAATAGCACATGGTGGAAATGAAGTGCTAGAATGGATGGTTGATAATATTTATATCAAAACCGATCCAGCAGGAAATATCAAGCCAGATAAGGAAAAGTCAACGGAAAAGATTGACGGAGCAATAGCACTTATAATGGCATTGGATAGAGCAATAAGACACAATGGACAACCAGAAAGTATATACAATCAAAGGGGCATAATAATTCTATGATTTGTGCTGGACTTTAAGAAAACAAGTGAGTATTGTTTGTGGTAGGAGGTGCAAATGGAAGAAAGAAAAATTATATGCAACAAGGCTCAATGTAAGAAATGTAAAGATATCATTGAGTCCAAGACCGTGCACGACTTTAAGTTCTGTAAATGCGGAGCAATAGCCGTGGATGGTGGCAAAGATTACATAAGGCGACTTGGCTTCCCAGAAGACATAATAGAGTTGTCGCAGTATGAAATCGAAAAACCAAAAAACGAAAATAAAAAATAATCGTAAGAAAGCACTTGAGAAATCAAGTGTTTTTTTGTCGAAAATAGGAGCAAAAATGGGATTATTCAGTAGAAAGAAAAAGTAGAAAAGAGACCTGGACCAAAAAACTGCTGACTTTATAAAAGGGGTAGATATAGACACTGGAAGAATGAGCAACAGTGGTGTAGATGTCGATGAAGATACAGCCCTTAAAATATCGGCAGTATATGCTTGTGTCAAAGTGATAAGTGAAACAATCGCAAGTTTGCCACTAAACCTATTAAAAGAGCTAACAAATGGAGATAACGAGAAAGCGAAACAGCATCCGTTATACGCAATATTAAAAGATGCACCTAATAGCGAAATGACAAGTTTTACATTTAGAGAAATGCTAATGACAAACCTGTTGCTATGGGGAAATGCTTATTCGCTGATAAAGAGAAATAAGCACGGGCAGATAGTAGAGCTATATCCATTAAAAAGCAAGAATATGGTTGTGGAACGAGATGCAGTAACAAACAACATAAAATATACTTACACAAACAACAAAGGCATCAGCAAAACATATAGTCCAAAGCAGATACTTCACATACCTGCTTTTACTTTTGATGGGGTTTTAGGTGTGAGCCCAATAACCTATGCAAGGGAAGCTATGGGCTTGGCACTAGCCACGGAAGAGTTCGGCGCAAGGTTCTTCGGAAACGGGGCTCGACCAGGTGGAGTGCTAGAACACCCAGGAATAGTTAAAGACCCAGAGAAATTGAGAGATAGCTGGAACAAAGTATATCAAGGAACAGCAAATTCACATAAGGTGGCGGTTCTAGAAGAGGGTATGAAATACCACGAAATAGGAATGTCGCCAGAAGATAGCCAATTTTTGCAAACAAGGTCATTTCAATTGACTGAGATTTGCAGAATATTCCGTGTGCCACCACACATGATAGGAGACCTATCACGAAGCACATTTAGCAATATAGAACATCAATCAATCGACTTTGTCGTTCATACAATAAGACCTTGGTTGGTTCGCTGGGAACAAGCCATTGCAAGGTCATTATTAAACGAAGAAGAAAGGACAATCTACTATGCCAAGTTTAATGTCGATGGATTGATGCGAGGCGATTTTGCAACAAGAATGAGTGGGTATGCAATAGCAAGACAAAATGGTTGGATGTCGGCTAATGAGATTAGAGCATTAGAAGATATGAACAAGATTCCAGCCGAAAAGGGTGGAGATTTGTACTTGCTAAATGGGAACATGATTTCGGCAATCGCTGCTAATGGAGGTGCAAACAATGAAATAAATAAAGGAGGACAAAATGACCAAACAGGCGGAGAAAAACCAGTTTGAAAGAAGAACGATAACCCTTAAGGAATTAAAAGTTGTCGATGCCTTGGAAGAAACTGGTGGAGAACCTGCAATCGAAGGCTATGCATCAGTATTCGATAGTTGGAGCGAAGAGTTGGGCGGAAGTTCCCCGTTCCGTGAAAAGGTAGTGAAAGGAGCATTTGAAGAAACAATTCAAAATGATGACATTCGAGCCTTATTCAACCACGACCCAAACTATGTGCTAGGTAGAAACAAAGCTGGCACATTGACACTCGAAGAAGATGACAAGGGCTTAAAGGTTAAGATTATTCCACCAAATACAACCTGGGCAAAAGACCTACTCACCAGTATTAAACGAGGCGATATAACACAAATGTCATTTGGTTTCACAGTAATACTCGACAGATGGAGCTATGAAGATAGCACTGATGTGCGAGAGTTATTGAAAGTGAAACTATTTGATGTCAGCCCTGTGACATTCCCAGCATACACACAGACTGAATGTGGCATTCGTTCAATGTTTGATATTATGAGAACCCACCAAACCGAAGTGGCTAAAAGCAAGGACACTAACAAAAGAAAGTTAGAAATGCAAAAACAAAAATTAAAATTTATGGGAGATTAAAATGAGAAGTTTAAAGGAATTAAGAGCAAGGAAAAATGATTGTCGCTTAAAGGCAATCCAAATCATCGAAAATGCAGAAAAGGAAGATAGATTCCTTACTGAAGATGAAAACAAAGAGTTAACAAGACTCGAAAACGAAATGCGTGGTTGGGAAAAGCAAATCATCCGACTTGAAGTGTTCAAAGGCGACACCGAAGAAGAAGGAAAAACTGAGAAGAAAGAAGATGCTGACACCAAGAACGACAATGCTGGCGAAGCTGATGAAACTGAGGTTGTTAAGGATAACCCAGAGAAGAATGAAGAAAGGGGCTTTAGAACCCTAGGGGAACAAATGATGGCTGTATATAGAGCATCTACACCAGCAGGAAGAATTGATAGAAGATTGACCACCAGAAGTGCAAGCGGTTTGAATGAAACAAACCCAAGCGATGGTGGTTTTTTAGTGCAAAAGGACTTTGTTGCTGACCTATTAAAGAGAACCTATGAAACAGGTATCTTGGCATCAAAGGTAAAGAAAATCCCACTTTCAACCAATGCAAATGGAATTAAAATCAATGCAGTTGATGAAGATTCAAGAGCAAATGGTTCAAGATGGGGTGGAATCCAAACCTATTGGGAAAACGAAGCTGACAAATTAACTGGTTCAAAACCTAAATTTAGAACAATGGAATTGAGCCTTAAGAAATTAACAGGTTTATGCTATGTAACCGATGAATTATTGCAAGATGCAACAGCATTGGAAAATGTAATCCGTGAAGCTTTCGCAGAAGAATTCGGTTTCAAAATTGATGATGCAATCATCGGTGGTACAGGTGCAGGTCAACCTCTTGGCATTTTGAATGCTGGCTCACTTGTAAAAGTTGAGAAAGAGAAAGACCAAACTGAAATCATCACAGTGGAAAACCTTGTTAAGATGTGGTCAAGATTATGGGCTCGTTCAAGAACAAATTCAGTATGGTACATTAACCCTGAAATCGAACCATTGCTTTACACATTGAAAGTAGGCGACAAACCTGTGTACATTCCAGCAGGTGGTTTGAGCGAAGCACCTTACGGAACATTATTCGGCAGACCAGTAATGCCATTAGAACAATGTTCAGAACTTGGCGAAGTTGGAGATATCATCCTAGCAGACTTCAGTCAATACATTTTGATTGATAAGGGTGGCATCAATGCAACATCATCAATCCATGTTCGTTTCCTATACGATGAAAATGTATTCCGTTTCATTTATAGAGTGGATGGACAACCAGTATGGAACAAATCATTGCAACCATACAAAGGTAGTGCAACAGTATCACCATTCGTTGCATTAGCAAAGAGAAAATAAAAATTTTATAGGAGAAAAATATGAGTCAATATTTAACAAACAAAGTGGAAACAATCGTGGATGCAGGCACTAGCCTTGCATCTGCTGTTGAAACCAAAGAAATCAAATTGGATAATTTCCAAACTGCAAAAATCGTAATCAGCACAGGCGAAGGCGATGCAACCACAACCAAAGCAACACTTGTGGCAATTCGCCCAGATGCAACAGAACAAGAAGTGAAGAGCTACGACATCAGCATCGGTGCAGAAACAGTAACCGAAATCAATGTTGTAGCAAATGAAATCGCACACTTTGATGCGACAGCAATTAAATTGGTTTTAGATGCAGTTGCTGACACCACAATCACTTGTGGTGCTGTGGCAGTGCTTGGCGAACCAAGATATGCAGTTGAAACTGAAACAACTGAAGAAACTGAATAATAAAAGGTAGGGCAGGAAGATGCCAACAGTAGAAGAAATTAAATTGTATTTAGGCATTGACGGGGAGTGGCAAGACTCCCTCCTTGCCGACTTTATAAATCTAGCCAAGGGGATAATTGAAAAGGTGTTGAGATATCCCCTAGAAGAGCTAGAAACAATACCACCAACCATAAAAGAAACAGCCAAATTCATTGTGAGTGCTTATTATAGTAGCAGAGAGAAAACAAATGTTAGAGAAATAGAGAACTCGGTTGCTGTTTTGCTTTCAGAGTATAGGAGAAAAGAATTCTAATGGAAAGGAAAGAGAACAAAGACAAAAAGGTTCGCTTTTTCGACATTTCGACAAAAATTGTTGATGGCTACGAAAAGGTAATCAAAAGATACATTCACAGCAAAGAGAGTGGCGGTTTATGGTGTTATGTGAGAGAACTTTCTGAAAGCGAAAGATTTTCAGCAAAGTCTGTCCAGGTGGAAGAAACAACACAATTCAAGGTTGTATATAATCCTAAAATTATAAACGAATTATACTTGGAATTTAATGGCAAAACATATTCGATAGTGTCGATAGACAAGTTTGAATTCAATAAGTCAGATTTAACTATAAGAGCAAACG